GTCTCATCCAATTTTAATTCAACAATTCTAAGAACTGCCTTCAGTGGGTCAACTGTACTTCTTGGTGGATGTTGCCATTCACCTAGCGTATTGACAGACCTCTCCTTGATTTCTTTTTGATATTTTGAGATTTCTCTTTCCCATATTGCTCTTGAATAAATTCTTCCGTTTCTATTTTTAACCTCAGGTGTACTAAAAGTACCGCTAATGTAATAGTTTCGTTCTGTGTTGCCTGTACTTTCATTTAGATTTTCCTCAATAGAGCCATCCAATAAAAGTGGGTCTTCCATAATTAATTTCATATTATTTTTCCTCTTTAGATAATACTTCTAATGTTAATATTTCATCACTAGAAAGTTCTTCTTTTTCACTTAAATCAATTTTAAGTTTAGCAATTTCATCTTCAGATAGTTTAGATAACATTTCGTTAATTTCTTCTATTGAAGTTTCCTTAACTGGAATGTTTTTCTCTGTTATAAATTCTTTGAATGTTTTCATATTATTCTCCTATATTTTAATTTATTTATATTTTTAAAGAATACAAACCAATCAAATCACCTTTTCCTTGTCTAATAAATCTATCAGCAGAAACCTTGCTATTACCTAATTTATTTTCACTACCCGTTTTCAATAGTAATTGTGATATTTTTATCATATCCTTTCTCATAATATTTTCAATAACAATTTTACCATCTTTGAAAATATTATATCTAACTGATTTTTTAGAATTTGATATAACTAATCTTTTTGTGGATTCCTTGGCATTTGTAGTAATTTCTCCATTTAGTATAAACTCTTTATTCTTAGTTTCGGAGCACCTTCTATTGGATAATTCTTGAATTGTTATAATATTTCCTGTTATATCTGTAGTTAGTTTCTTCCTACTTATCGCTGCTTTTCTGGCATTTTCTTTAGCATTTGTTGATACTGTTCCATCTTCTAATATAATTTCTGTATAATCCCAAATTCTTTTATTCTTTAAATATTCTTTTCTTAATATTGAATACATTTCTGAACCTATTAAGTCTTCAGGATTAGAAATTCTATTATTTTTAACATTCATATTATTCATTGAATTCCAAGCAAAAACCATACTAGGATTACTAATAGCCTGCACCAATAAAGAATGTGCTTTATAATGATTATCAAATGTTAAGTGAGTGCCATTAAATTTATTTTCATTTAAGTTAGAAAAATTAGGAAATAATCCATCAGGTAATATGTGATGGTGTTCAGTTTCGCTAATTATTTTATTTCCTATATTTTGTTCTAAACAGAAGTCAATATATTCTTCTAATTTTTGTTGAGATTTTATATTAATATCTGAATTCTTAAACTCTTGTAGTATTCTGTATTTTTTAAATACTAATATTATATTATTTATTATAATCTCATTTTTTAAAGCATATTTATTTATTTCTTCTATTTCATTTTCTTTAATATTTTTAACATACACTGCATCGTGTAAATGAAAACTCTCTTCTGATAACATAGATTGTATTCTTTTCATTATTTTAGACTCAATGCTTTGGAATGTTTGAACTCTAATATCTATGTTTGTTATTCTTCCTTTGAAATCTTTGATTATCTTTTTATCTTCATCAGAAATATTACTTGCTAGATATTTATCAATAGTGGATAAATCTTTACTTAAACCGTTAATGAATTCATTATTTAAACATTGCTTATATTTTTTAAAAGACTTGAAGAAATTAATTTGAGACTCTGATGGTATATTTGAATTAAAAGTAACTATTTGAATTAATTCTTTAACTTCAGTCATATTTAAACCTAAATCTAATGATATTTTTTGTCTAACTTCATTTTTGTTATTTACATAATCTGTTATATAAAAAAGTTCATCATCTATTTTATTTTGTGCTTTTCTTAATAAAATAGTTTGTGCTGCACTTCCCAAATCCAATTCTGTAAATCCATCAAATAAAGCTGTTCTAACTTCTCTAGGAAGAGAATGAATGTAACTGTAATTTCTGCCATAAGGCTTATAATCTTTATTATAATATAATTTGCCATTCTTATAATTAGAAATTATAAGATTTATTTTATGTTCGTATTTAGTGCCTTTGAATATATCTAAAAGTTTAATATTTTCTTCAGGAATTGTTATAAAAGAATCATTTATAATTTCGGCTATATTTTTAATAGAAATAGAATCATTAATATTTTCTTCGTTATAAGTATTATCTAATATGCTAAGGATAACACTATCCAATTTATTTTTATGAATAACTTTTGAATAAACTCCAATCTTTTCACTTTTAAGTATTGAAAAACCTGATGTATAATTGCCTTTTTTACCTTTTATTTCAAGTTTAAAAAATAGTTTGAAGAAACTATTTTGATTGTTTAAAAATCTTGAACCCAATGCTTTACCTAAATATCTTGAATCTAATGCTATTAGTGATTTATCTTCTGAATGAGATGAGAAATATTGTTGTAATAGATTATAAGTTAATAAATAATCTTTCATTTCCTTAAATCTTTTAGTTCCGGCCACATTTTTGAATCTTAAGGGAAACTTGGATATAGAAACTAATATTTCATTTATTTCATCTTTGCTAGGTAAGAATACTATATCGTTATGTTTAAATCTATTTGCATTTTTATATATACTATCTTCTGGATTGTTTAATCTGATTTTTTCTTCTGTGATTATTGAATTGTAGTTTGAATCCAATTTTAGTGTAGTTGTAGTCATTTATAACCTCTTATTTTTAAATTAATAAAAGGTGTTTCTCAGGACAATGTTATATCTTTTATTAAGTGGTTCATGTCCTGAGAGGCAACCACTTAATAAAAGATATAACCCTTTTATTAATATTATTTATAAAAGTCAAAATCCTTCGACATCGTACTCTCCCTGCTCAAAATGACCCATCCAGGTACAAGCAAGAATATATTCGTTAATAAACGGGTTATTTTCTTCTGTCAGTATGTCTAATATATTGTGAAAATTAATTTCGTCTATATTATTTAGGTTAGAGATTGCTTCCATTACATTAACTATCTCTTCGCTATCTTTTAATATTTCTTTAATCTTATTCACCATATTGACTCCCTATATACTATATTCTAACTAAAAATTACTTAAAAATTCAGCCTCTTGAATAAATTCTTCCGTTTCTATTTTTTGCTTCTGGTGTAGAGAAAATCCCAGAAATATAATAATTTCTCTCAGTGTTGCCTGTTGACTCATTCATTTCATCTTCAAAATGACCTGATAGCAAACTAGCACCTTCCATAATTAATTTCATTATGTACCTCCTATTTTATTAAGTTTTGAACTTAATAATATTTATATTATTCTGTTGGTTCAGAAGGCTCTGTTGGTTCAGAAGGTTCAGAAGGTTCAGAAGGTTCTGTTGGTTCAGAAGGTTCAGAAGGAGTGTTATCTGAGCTACCAGTATCACCGGTCACTTTAGCGAAATTAGTTTTCATTGCTTGCAATTTAAGTAGTTCCTGACCAGCAGATTTAATTTTGTCATTGTTTCGAAGTTTGTCTTCAAGGCTTGTCTTAACTTTATCAGCAAATTTAGAAAATTCTTTTTGCTCTGCATGATTAATAACTTCTTTTATCTCGTTTATGTTTTGTACTGTTGTTTGCGTGTCTTTCACGTTATATCCTTTATATTGTTTGTGTTGTTTTATTCATATTTATTTATACATTCAGGAATACCCTGAATGCTTTAAATTCTACCAACTGTCCTCGTCATCATCACCATCACCTGCATAAAATCTTGAATACACTGGATCAGTTTTTTCCTTTTCTAATTGCTCTGCCAATTCTTGAATGTCTTCATCTGACATTCTAAAAATATTCTTAAATACAAATTCATGACTGAAATATTTACCAATCAATTCTTCTATATTTGAATACATATCGATAGCCTGAGATAAATTTTCTCTTTGCATTTTTTGAAAGAATTGATTTTCAGAAACAAATTTGATTTTCATATTAGGAAGCAATTCCTCCCATTCCTCTTCTGTCGCTATTCCTTTTGTAATAACCTGTCTTTTTAGAAGTTCATAAAATAATTCCAAAAATTGGTTCCTTAATCTTGAGATAAAATTAAAAAACTTTAATTCCTCGCGTTTAACTGTTGCAGCATCAAAATCAAATTCTCCTTCGCCTGGACCCTCATCATTTATTCTATCAGTCGGAATCTTTAATGATGTATATAGTTTTCGCTTGAAATATAGAACATCGCCAAGTTCTCCAAGGTTGCCTGTTTCATCGATTGTATCTACAGTAGTGCCTTTTTCACCGCCTCTATTTGGGAACCAATAATCCTCTGTCAATGAAGCAACGTGTTGCTGATTCGAGATGGTACCTGTATTAAGGTCATAGAATTTTTTATATTTGAATTTTGCTTGGTTTTTGTTCATAACCTCTTCAGCTTTTTTGTTGTTAAGGTTTGAAACATCAACATTAAAAACCCTCCTTGAAACAGACCTCGTAAATCTCATGGGGATAAGCATATCTTCAAGTGTGCTAAGCATATTTGCGGGTTTTATTGCTGTATGAAGGTTGCTCAGAATCATATTTTCGTTGTATATCCCAGAGTCAATCCTGATGATTTCCTCTCTATCAAAAAATCGCTCTTTTTGTAATTTAGGATTAGCAAATTGATTGTTTGCATGAGACATATCCACGTATTCCCAAATATTTTTTGTGTAATTGAATATAAGATTGAAAGGAGTCAAAATATTCATTTTCCTGATACCTCCACCCATATCCATCTCATCATAGGCACAGTGAATATTTAATTGACCGTCAATATAAAATGATAAAAACATAGAGTAGATATTTTTGTCAAGTTTTACCCTTCTCATAATATCCTTCAATTCATCAGCAAATTTATCCTTAACCTCTTGAGGAATCTCATTCCCAAAATCCATATTCAGGATATCGTCAGAGCCAGGACTAAAAACAGCCTCATCAACAATCTCATTGATAGCATCAGAAACTTCAGGACTCGCAGCGATACGTCTGTATGTTTTTATTAATTCATTTTGTAATTGTGTTTGCTTGAGTTTTTTTGATCCTTGACCACTGTATATATTGGTGTCTCCAGTGTCAAGAAAACCAACAGGAATAATGTCGTCCAGTGACTGTTCAATTTGTTCAGGAGCAGGAGTACTAGTGAGAAACTCTGGGTCCTCAGGAACTGATAAGAACGGTTTTTCTAACATTTCAAGTATCATATTTTTCTTTTTCATGTATTAATCCTTAATTTATAAATATTTATATAAAAACAAAAAAAGGAGTAAGAATATGGCAATTATAAAAAACACGACAGAGGTATTTTTTGAGGGAGCAATTATAGAATTGATTGCTGGCAATGAAATTCAAGACCAAAGTCCATTAGTAAAAGCAAAACCAGAATTATTTGAAATTACTAGCACAAAACCTGCTAAGAAAATCAAAAAAGAGGTTAAAGAAGAACCAAAAGAGGAACTTTTAGTTGAAGAACCTGTTGCTGCATTAGAAGTCACTGAGGTTAAGGAAGCACCTGCCGAAGAAGTAGTTGAAGAAGTAGTTGAAGAAACTAAACCTAAAAGAAGAAAAAGAAAATAATTCTTAAATAAACAAAAATATAATAGTAGATTTTTCTGCTATTATATTTACACTATTTCCATTTACACCTATTATCTTTCCATAATAACATCTGAAGATTATCTTTCCCTGCTATAATATCAGCACTTATATTATCATTAAATCCTTTATAAACAGAAATTATATGGTCCAATTGATAACCATCTTCGCCACAAAGAACTCTATTATAATTATTCGGATTTATATCATCTTTATATTGTTTATAAGTTTTTTCGGTCAATCTACGAACCGCTAATTTATATATTTCCCAATCTGACATTTTATCTTTAGGAATCCAATGACCATTTTCTTCCATTGTTTTACGTTTTTGTTCTTGTGCTATTTCAGCATTATTGTAATTTTCATCGCCATATTTTTCTAATTTGGTTTGTTTGCATTTCTCTATATTTCTATAAGTAGCATCTCCATATTTTTGTAGAGAAGTTATTTTGGCTTTTTCGTGAACAATTCTTATTTCCTCATCTGTTTTATTCTTTAGTGTTTCTGATATGGATTTTGGATTATTGTAATTTTCGTCACCATATTTTTCTAATTTGGTTTTATTGGCTTTTTCCCTGCATTCCTTTAATGAAAAATTACATTCAACGCCGTATTTTTCGAGATTGGTTTTCTTTAGTGTTTGTTGCATCTTCTTTAACCTAATTGAATCTTTTCTTGAACAACTATCACACAAAGAATGATAACCTTCACTGAAATTTGCAAAGTTCAAATCTTTATTACAAATGCATTTTGGTTTTGTGATGTTGTGGTATATTAAGTACAAATCCTCTGAATCTTCTCTTAATTGTCTCACTATATTGGAATTTAATGACCCATTTTTCTTTATAACATATTTTTCAATGTATTCTTTAGTGACTTCCATATTTTTATGATTTATTATATAACCTTTTGAAAAACTCTTAAAAATTTGCTTATTGTTGTTTTCTTCTATGTAATCTAAGTCATTATATATACAATACAGTTCTTCCTGAGTAATTTGTATATTGTGTTTTTTGAGTATCTGGACATTAAGACCTTTGTTTTTGGTTAAAAGATTTTCTTCTATATATTGTTTTGTGATTTTCATTTATTTCTCCGTTCAAGACAAACAGAACTAGGTCGGTTTATTTATCTTTTTTATATTATTTATATATACCATATTACTAAACCGACCAAGATAAAAATAATATGGTATATATAAACAATATTTTTATTATACTATACTTTTGCTTAATAAAAAGGGACCGAAGTCCCTAATATTAGAGTCTATTAAAGAATTTGTATAAGTTTTGCTTATACAAAGATTTCTGAGAACTCTACCCCCGTGCCAACTGCGACAAAATTTAGTGTAATAAACTCTGCCACCCTAGTTGGCTTAATTGCAATGTCGCAAACAAATTGATTTGCATCAATAATAGCAGGTGTATTGTTTGTTTCATCGCATCTAACATAGAAGTCATAAACCCCTCTACCAGCTTTAACACTTTCTAGGAAAGGTTTGATTGTTCCAACAAATCTATTTCTTGTGAAACCATCATTGAATTCAAATAAGTAGTATTTAGCCATTCTTGAGATTGCTCTTTCAAGTGTATTGAAAAGACCTCTAACATTAATTCTGTCAAACGCTGATGGTTTGCTTTGTAACGTTTTTTGACCCCATACGATTGCATTACCTTGACCCGGAAAACTAACAACTGGGTTAATTTTGTTTTTGTAAAGGAAATCTCTTTGACCTAAGTTAGGATTAAAAGCAATTTTTTGTGCATTTTTTATTTGACCTCTATCAAGACCAGCAGATGCCCACCAAGTATTAAGACTTGTGTTTGTGTCAGCTCTAAGACCGGCAACATCACCAGCAACAGATACCCATCTCATTTTGTCATTGAATTTATCGTATTGTTGTTTGTAGTTACCAAAAGTAGCACAATAGCTATTTGCAGTTCCACCATTATTTAACTCACCTGTCATTGCATCTGCAATAAGGTTTTCAACGATTTTAGCTGAAGGAAGACCAACAACATCTTCAAATTTAGCACCGATAAATGCTATACAATCTGCTCTGTCTGACGCTAAAGTACCGGCAGCAACTCTTGCTTGCTCATTAGCAATTACTATGTCAATGTCTAATTCTTCTTTGTTACCAAAAATAGTATTATCAGAAACTGAACCATATGCTAATTCTATATCACCATGATTAACATAACCATCTGTACCATTTGACATATAAAGAACTTTATTAACAGCAGGTGTAGTAACTGTGCCATCTAATTCGATGATTGCTGCAGTATATATCCTTGAATCTGGCATATCAACGATTGCAGTATTATCTTTTACATAAACTAAAGAGTCATATTTGTTAATAATATCTTCAATATAGTTAGATTTATTTCTATAATCTTTTGAACCTGGAATTAAAGACACAATATATGCACCGGTAACTTTACCATCTTGTCTGATAACAACAGCAATTTCTTTTTTAGAATCTAAAGGTTTGCTTTCGAAAAAGTCATTAAGAAGCAAACCATTAAATACAAATTGTGTGCCACTTGCGAAATCAGCTTCTCTTGCGATTGCAATTTCTATACCATTCATTAATGAACCACTTGATTTTGCTATGAATTTAAGTTTAGTATTTCCTGTAACAGGAATGCTCATTTCTTGAACTTCATATTCATTATCATTTTTTATAAGAATTGCTTCAGGTCTTAGTTCGACTGCTGTTTTAGCATCCGCACCTTCTCTTGGAGCAGTAACAATAGCATTGATAGCACTAAATTTAACGAAAGTTGGAGCACCAACAACGGCACCACTAATAACATTACCATCAACATCTGTGGCCGAAAAATCAACTGGTTGACCATTAACATCTTCGAAAACTAATTCATAAGATTCACCTTCAACATTTGCTGTAACATTCGCCAAAGTCATGTCACCTTGAGTAACTTCATTAACCATTGCAACGCCGGCTGTACTTGCTGTAATTGTAATAACATTATCTTGAACAGAAACATTTGTAGCATTTGTATCTACATTTTCTATAAGATTACCTAATTCTGTAGCAACACTAGAAGTTGTATCAGTATCAGTAGCTGTATAAGAAACTTCTTGACCTCTATTTGAAACTTTGTAAACATTATCTTGAGCAACTGAATTAACTGTTACTGTATCAACTTGTTTTACTGCTTCTACAGGTGCTTCAATTTCTTTTACTTTATATTCATGTTCTTGGTTAGCATCAAATTTAACTATTGAGCCAACTTGAATAAACACTGGAGCATCTGTAACCTCAACTTTTCCTAATTCATTAACAGCATAAATCTTATTACCTGAATCTTTAAAAGTACCATTTGCATCAACTGCTCTTGAAACTAAAAGTTTATTTGCATATTGCAAAAAGTTATAGCATTGGACGATTTATTCGAATAAGGTCGTTAATCTTATCCCGTTCTCTTATGAACTGCTTTATGTCTCCATAAAGACTAGACTATATCTTTACCCATATATTGGGCAACTACCACTTCCACTAGACTTCTAGTGTACTTCCTTTCGGAATAGTCGTTGAACCTTCTACATATCCTATATGGACTTAGTAGCTTGGCTGCTGATTGACTCTATTTCTAATTTTTTGAACCTTCATATAGTGATTTCTCCTATATTGTGGTATTAGAACCTAACGAGTGATCCCAGCAATTCAATAGTTAATAATTCTATATATTACTATATAGAACGGCTCTTATTAAAAGAGCTTAATAATTTTTTTAATGTAATAGAACATTTGCTTGATTTGTGTGCATTGTCTTTCCAATGTATCATTTCAAGATTTACTATATTCCCTATAATATAAGGTGGTATGTTATTTCTATAACCTTCTATAATTGAAAATTTATGGTCTATTTCGTAGGCATCTTCATTTAAGTGCCTATAACCTCTTTTTTCTATATTAGGTATTTTTGCAATATTTTTATATGTCTGCTTTGCAACTTCTTTATGGTATATCTCCAGTAAGCTTCTCTCTTCATCAGGAATCCACTTTCCAGAATTAATCATTGTATTTTTCCTTTTCATTTGAATTATTTTTATTGTTTTTTTATCTTCAAATGGGTTTTCTACTCTGTATCTTTGTATACAAGTATTTTTTCTCGAATTAATGTATTTTTCAGTCTTTTGAAAAACACATCCATACTTAGAAGTTTCTGTTCTTTTTGCTTTATCGGGATTATTATTATATTTTCCATTTATTGTCATAGATTTAACTTTCTTTGCCTTAATCTCTTCAGCTTTGAGAGGGTGGTCTACACCATATTTTTCAAGACAAGTTTTTATGGATTTTTCTCTGGCTTTAATCCCACCATTAATATTATTGCATTTAGTACAATATTCTTTATATCCTTTTGCAAAACTTATAAATTTTGTTTCTTTATTGCAATTTTTACACATACCTTTTTTATATATAGTATCATATATTTCTTTTACACTAAAATTAACTTGACATAGTTTATTTGTTGCTAATCGACCTATCTTTGTTATAAGCAAATCTTTGTACTTAATTAGATCCTTTTTGTCATCTAATATATAATTAGGACTAAATTTTTTAGAATATCCTTGTGTAAATGAAATAAATTTTATGTTTTCATCTTTTTCTATTTCATTATATATACAGTATAATTCTTCGATACTTAAGTCGGTATATGACTTGATTCTTGTCGAAAGTCTTCCTGTATTGGGATTAACAAATTTTTCTATATCAGTTTTTGTCATTATTAAGCTGCCTTTAAAACTGACCAATCATTATAGTTACTATTAGTCGGCATACCATAATATTGAATTAATTCCTCTGGGTTTGTAATTAAAAGGTATTTGTCACTTGGACCTTTTGTAAAAACACCTGCGAATGCTGCAGTAGCATTTCCTAAAATCGGAACGACAATTGATAAATCAATCTCATTTACTTGAACACCTGGGCTCATTTGTGCCATTTGTATTTCTCCTTGTCTATTTTTATATATAAGACTTAATTATTTAAAAGTACAAGAGTATATATTTTTAAGAACATAATAATCAAAAAGTTCGCTTGGGAGACCCTCACAACCCTCAGGGGAGGTTAACCAAGTTATATATACTTCGCCTTGCCTAACATTATTTATAAATATAAAAAAGAACATAAGGATTAATATGACCGACCAAATATTAAAAATATTCAACAATAAACAAATCAAATCCCAGGAAAAATTAAAAAAATATATAAATTTCTGTATTCAAAGCAATAAATCAAAAAGAATAAAAAATCTCAATGGATACAGTATGACAGCACTTCATCATATATTACCAAAATGCTTATTTCCTGAATATAAAAATCTCAAAGAAAATATCTGGAATGGTGTTCATTTATTACACTCTGATCACTACTATGCTCATTGGTTATTGTGTGCTGTCTTTGATAATAAAAATTACAGTATAAATGAGGCATTTCTAAAAATGCATCAATGTGATATAAATCTAAATAGAATTTCAGAAAAAGACTTAATCAGCCATAAAGAATATCAAATATTTTATGAGAAAGCATTGATGATTAGGGGAAATAAAATATCAGAGTATATGAATACCGAAATTACTCTAAAAGATGGGAGCATATCAACGATAGCAAAAGAAAGAGGCAAAAAGATAAGTGCATCTCACAATAAAATATTTTTGAATAAAGAAGGAAAGGAAACGACAATAGCAAAAGAAAGATGTAAAAATAGAAATAATTTCATACCTGTTATTGAGATATCAACTAACACCAGAAAAGCAATTTCATCTGAAGAGTATAAGAAAAATAAACATTTATACAAGACATTAGCCAAGGAAAAATACTCAAAAGAGGAAAATATAAAAAATATAGAAAGACAGACTGATATAAGAGAGATTCATATAAAAAATTTTATATATAGTACAAAATCAGGCATACCTTTAAGGACATGGTTAAAAGAAAATAACTTACCTTATCAAATATATCAGAAAGTATTGAACAGCACTGAGAATACAGTCATATTAAAATTAGGTAAAAATAACAAAAATTACAAAAAATTTAATAATTCAACAATAAACATTATTTATAAATATAAAAAAGACCATAAAAGGATAATTCATGATAAAATATAAGACAATCATAAATGAAAACGAAATAACCCTAAACCTTATGGGTAGAGAAAAAACATTTTTAAAAAACGAAGAAGTTACCGGAGATGCATACACAAAAGCATATCCTCAATATTTCAAGAAAATAGGAGAGGTAATTGGATATAATACATTTCTTGCAACTCCAGTTTTCATACCTGATCCTATACAGGAGTTTGTTCAAAAGGAAGAGGCTAGAAAATCTATAAAGATTCAGGAAGATATTCAAGAAGTAGATATAGACGATATCACTGAAGATATAGATACACAAGATGTAATATTCGAAATGGAGGAATAAAATGGCTAGAATAGATACTAAAGAAAAACTAAGAGAATATATAAAGAGGAGACTTGGTGCTCCTTACGTCAGGGTAGATTTAACTGAAGACCATCTAAATGATTGCATAGAAAAAGCCATTGGGGAATATAGTTATTATGCATACGATGGCACCATAGAAGGTAATATTATGGTAGAATTGACACCGGGGGTATTCGAGTATAAATTAGATCCTAGGATTCATGCTGTTACGGGATTAGAGTGTTCAAGCACTTATTCGACATTCGTTAATATACCGGCCGGCTACACGCTTGCGATGAACCCGATTACATTGAACATGCAAGATAATGTTTCAAATATAGACATTCAGAGTATGACACAGAGAATGGCCAAAATGTCAAATCTCAGAAGTATTTTTGATGTCAAAG